GACCAAGAAACAAGTATTTAGAACAGAGACAGAAATGAGAATGTCTGTGTTACAGGATGCAAAGTATCCAACAAAAGCTGCAAAGTATTGGCAGTGTGTTAGAGAACAAAACGTATTTTTAGAAAACCTAATGAGTTTATCTTTTGATTGTAGAAGATCAGAGGCTAAAGTTAAATGGTTAGAAAAAAAAGTTGAGACAGAAAAAGATGAATACAAACTAGCAAAATATCAAATAGATTTAGACGAAGCTAGATATGGTTTAGCTAACATGCAATTAGTTGCTAGAGATCGTATGAGAGAAATTAAATTATGGTCTGCATTAAAAAAAGAGTTTGATGATGGTTCGTTTGATACACAAGATGTTAACAGACACCAATTAGATTCTTATCATTTAATTATGAAAAACAAAGCAGAGACATTAACTCAAGGCTCATCACAACCAGAGGTGTTTAATGTACTGGGTCAATTACAAACTATAGAAAGAGTAAAAAAATCAGGAGAAATGATTTACAATAAGAAAGAGCAGATAACTAGTGATCTTGGAGCAAAAGAAAAATAAACAACTTTTATTTTTATTAGCACAGCCTAGATCAGGTAATACTTTGTTTGCAAGTATTATGAATCAAAACCCTGAGATAGCTGCAACACCTAACTCTATTACATTAGAGATAATGAAAGACTTACATTTGTTAAAACACACTGATGTATTTTTAAATTATCCAGATCATAAATCATTAGACAATGTGTTAGATTCTGTGTTTGATACTTACTATAAAGATTGGCCACAACGTATTATTATTGATCGTGGTCCTGTTATGGCAATTGGTAATTTTCAATTAATGCAAAAACATTATAAACGTCCCTTTAAATGTATAGTATTACTTAGAGATTTAATGGATGTATTAGCTAGCTATATGCAGTGGTACACAGAAAATCCTGATGCATTTCCTAATAGATATAATTGTAAAAATGATGATGAAAAATTAGCTATGATTATGAATAAAGATGGTGCAGTTGCAAAAGATTTAGAAGCAATAAAAAATGCTTACAATTATCCCGACATATGTCACTTTGTAAAATACGATGATATGGTTACAAATCCAGAACAAGAGTTTAAAAAAATATATCAGTTTATAGGTGAGCCTTATTTTAATCACAGGTTTATTGATATAGATCAAATAAATGTGAATGGTTTATCTTACGACGATAAAATAGTTGGTAGTAATATGCATAAACTATTTGATGGACCTGTAAGAAAAGTATACAATCCTTACATAGAAAAAATTCCAGAAAGGATAAGGCAAAAGTATGGACACATCCGATTTTAAATTTATATTTTTAGGTCAGTCGGTGTTGAGGTATCAAGTACCACTTGATGTATTTAATACTATTAATCACATATACGAAACAAAATATTCTGAATTAAAACCTGCTAATAAACAATTAGTTGGTAAAATTGAAAAAGAACATAGTTTATTTTTTAACGGTGAGAATGGTTCTAAAATGACTAGACATAATCATTTACCTAATAATGTATTGGGGTGGTTTGAACAAAAGTTTAAACACTATTTAGAATGGAATAAAATAAGAGAGTATGAATTACATTTAAATTCTATATGGGTTAACACAATGTTTCAACATGAATATAATCCAGTGCACGTGCACCAAGGATCATTATTTACAGGTTTATCTTCTGTTATGATTTTAAAATTACCGGAGTCTTATGGTGTAGAATATTCCGCAACTGATCAACCACAAAATGGTAGATTACAAATACTAGGTTCAGCTAGTGGACATTTTGCAAATGTAGACTATCAACCAGATATTAAAGAAAGAGACTTTTTTATATTTCCATATGACATGAGACATTGTGTTTATCCTTTTAATGGACCAGGATTTAGAAGAACACTTGCTGCAAATATGGATGTTAGGTATGACCCAATTCAAAATAGAGGAGTAAGTTAATGTACGAAAACAGACATATATCAGAACCTAAATGGAAAAGTTGGATAGTTCAAACTACAACACCATTGTTTACACCCGATCAATGCAGACAGATTATTGCATCAGGTAGAGCACAAAAACCACAAGTTGCACAAGTAGGTATGAACAAACCTGGTGGTGGAACAGACACTAAAAAAAGAGTGACTACAATTAGTTGGATACCTTTTAAAGAAATGGGACACATGTATCGTGATCTTAATAATTTTATACAAAAAACAAATGAAAATCATTTTGGTTTTGATGACATACAAGTAACAGAGAATGCACAGTTTACAGAATACCCAGAAGGTGGGTTCTACGATTGGCATATGGATTGTGATACAAACATGGAACACGAACCACCTGTAAGAAAAATATCAATGACACTATTATTAAATGATCCATCAGAGTTTGAGGGTGGTGATTTGGAACTAATGGCACCAGGTAAGTTTGCTGAATTAAAACAAGGTCATGCAATTATATTTGCATCGTTTTTAAATCACAGAGTTAATCCAGTAACTAGGGGTATAAGACAATCTTTAGTTTGTTGGTTTGGAGGTAAACCATTTAGATGATAGCTGAAGGATTTTTTCCAACTCTTATATTTGCTGAAGACGTCCAACTAGATAATCAACAACTAGCTAATGATATTGTTGCTTGGTCTAAACAAGACAAGGGTGTGCAAAAAACAAATGTAAATGGTTGGCATAGTGAAACCAATATGCACACTATGGAACCTTTTAAAAATCTTGTTGATGAGTTATACAAAATGCAACATAAAATATTTAAAGAAGAATGGTTAGATAAGGAACCAAAACTTGGTAATATGTGGGCCAATATAAACTATCCTGGTGGATATAACAGACCTCATATACATCCTAATAGTTTATATAGTGGTGTTTATTATGTAAAAACTAACCCTAATTGTGGTAAGATAGTTTTTAACGACCCTAGACCTGGAATACAAACTACAATGCCTTTAAGAAAAAAAGGACAACCACCAAGACATTTGTGGAGAGAGGTTCATTTAGATGCAAAACAAGGTAGAATAATTATGTTTCCTTCTTGGTTATGGCATTGTGTTGAACCCAACAAATCAAATGATATAAGAATATCAGTAAGTTTTAATTTTATACAAGATGGCTTTCAATAAATATCAAGTAATTAAAAAAACAATTAACTACGAGTTAGCTAATTTTATCTTTAATTATTTTCTTCTTAAACGTGATGCAGTTAAATTTATGTATGATAATAATATAACATATGACACTGGTATGTTAGGCACATGGACAGATGAGCAGATTCCAAACACTTACTCTCATTATGCCGATCCTGTGATGGAGACTTTGTTAGTGAAAGTATTACCAATAATGCAACAAGAAACAGGCTTAGATTTAATTCCAACTTATTCATATGCTAGACTATATAAGCATGGAGATGAATTAAAAAGACATAAAGACAGGCCGAGCTGTGAGATATCTACTACCATAAATCTAGGAGGTGATCCTTGGCCTATCTTCATAGATGGTACAGGTGCAGATAACGCTCCAGACGGTACTAAAGTCTTGCTTGAAGTAGGAGATATGTTGGTATATAGTGGCTGTGAACTCGAACATTGGCGAGAGCCATTTAAAGGTCAAGTTTGTGGTCAAGTATTTTTACATTATAACCACAGAAATGGTCCGTTCGCCGAAAAAAATAAATTTGATAAACGACCATTATTGGGTATTCCACCAATAAGGAATATGTAATAGAATGAGGTTATATGCTACAAAAATTAGGATTTCTACCAGGTTTCAATAAACAAGTTACATCAACAGGTGCCGAGTCTCAATGGACTGATGGTGAGAATGTACGTTTTAGATATGGTACACCTGAAAAGATAGGTGGTTGGAATCAATTAGGTCAAGATAAATTAACAGGTGCAGCACGAGGTCTTCATCATTTTGTTAATAAACAATCTACAAAATTTTCAGCTATAGGAACTAACAGAATTTTATACGTATATTCTGGTGGAGTATATTATGATATACATCCATTAGTTAATCCATCGGGCACAACTTTATCAAATTGTTTTACGACAACTAATGGATCAAACATAGTTACAATAACTTTTTCAACTCCTCACAGTTTTGTAGCAGGAGACATTATATTATTTAGTGATTTTTCAAGTGCAACTAATTCTAATTATTCAGCATCAGATTTTAATGATATAAAATATATGGTAACTAGTGTGCCAGCTGATGATGAAATAACTATTACAATGGATAACAATGAAACAGGGTCAGGTGCTACTACATCTGGAAGTGTTAAATATTATCAATACTATCACGTAGGACCACCAGAACAACTTGGTGCATTTGGTTGGGGTATTGCATTATGGGGTGGTAATTTATTAGGAGCATTAACCAATACTTTAA